AACAGCCCAGCCAGTAGTGCCAGTAGAGCTATAATTAGGTCTTGTTGTGGATGCTGAAGTATCCTGAATTTTCTTAGCCATCTATCTTCCTTAATATGTATCTTGTATTTATGGTAATGGTGTAAAAATGATTGTTGTATGAGCTGGTTTGATCTCATTTAAAATACACGGAATACCACCAGTTTGAATTGTGTCTAATAAATCATCTGCAACGTTTGCATCAACATGGAAATAATCCTGACTGATTGGCTGATACGTGACCTGCCAACAGAAATTAAACGCATCACCTATTTGAGCACCTGCTGTGCTTCTACCTGCTTGAAATGGACTGTATTCTGTTATTGTTGCGGTGGTGAATCCATATGTGTTCAATACATCTTGATAATAACCAATACTTTGACCACCAGTTCCACGCCATTTAGCTAAAATTTCAGCTCTGTGTTCTTCAATTGTTGCAGGTTCACCACGACAGATATTTGGTAATCCTACTTCCGCATATCTAACCATCATCATTTGTGACATGGTTAATGGATTTGCTTCTAAGATTAAGTTATCTAATTGTTCATCTATATGATTTAATTCTTCAGCCCACCAAGATAAAAAATTATCCATATTTGAACCTGGAACAGTATTCCATACAACACCATCCGATGGTGGTAGAGCATTCAATAATACTTGTTTATAATCTTTAGACATATGTTACTGTCCCAATCACCGGCATTTGACCAGTTGAACAAACAACATCTGCTGCAGGTGAGGCAACTACATGATATGTTGTACCAGTGGCTTGACTCACTGCTTCCCATATCCATGATAATCTGATAGTACCAGCTGGACTTGCTCTGTATTTCAACATTGATTTCAATTCAGTTAAGACATTTGCTCGTATAGTTGGTGTATCTGGACTGATGCCTTGTATTGTAATATTTAATGGTGTAGCAATTGGAGCAACTACATATAATTGAGCTGTGACAGGTCTTCTATGCGAATCATTAATGTAATTAAATACAGTAGTAATATCACCAGCTGCTGGTATTCCATCTGAATAAGTATCATCCATTAAGAATCTTACAGTAACAGAACCTGAACCCATTTCTTGTGGATAGCACCATGCTCTGGTTACACCTGGAACTTCTAATGCCCAGTTGACATAATCAAAAGCAGCACCACCATGAGCTGGTTGATTAGCGATTGTTAATGCTCTTGCTCTTAAAGCATCATCTGTTTCTTCATCTGTACCACCAGATAGGGTTACAACAATACATTGCGTATTAATTCCTGGTAATGTCTGCCCCACTGTCAATGCAGAGCCTGTAATTAAATTAGAAGAGAATCCTGGTTCAATTGCTTTTACTGAAATTGTGGCTGTTGTGGTGGTTAAAGTTGTGCTTGTTGTAGTTACAAATTCAATATTATTAGCACTTAATACAACATCTGTAGGTATAACAGAACCAATTGTGCCTGTGAAGGTCACTGTGCCTGTAGCATAACTTGCTGTTTTACGAGATACACCCCAAATAGAAGCAATCTTGTCTAAATTTTCATCTGAACAATCTATTAAATTTGTCTGTCTTGCTATCCAATCAGCCTTTCCATGTAAATCATGACTAACACCAACCAGTGCCTTAGCAGCTTGATTCAGTGGACTATATTCAACTCGAACGTTTGTTCCTGGTAAATAATCATTTCCACTTGCAAGCACTCTTGCGTCAATTTCAGCAAGTGATGGTCTGCTAAATCCTATATATCCAGCCATTTAAATTCCTCTTAAAACAATATTTTGTACTCTATTATCTTTATTTATACCTATAAAGATATTTACCCTATCCCTATTTTGATCACGTTCTACCCTGACTTCAAATGAATCACATAGTTTGTCATCAAGCATCCATTGCAGGCTTTCTAAGACGTACAATTTAATCTGAGGAACCATTGCTGGTGTAATATTAGCTCGTTTAGTCAACCAGAGTTTTGAACCGAATTTACGCTTATTTAAGGTGTCCGCCCACCAACCTTGTTGACGCGTTTGGTCCGGTGGTAACTCTTCCTTGGTTACTCTGCGATTACATAAAACTGATGCAAGTACTGCAGATGTTAATGGATCACCCTCAGTGAAGGATAAATCACATGTTCCATATTGCGGTAAATCAAAGTTACTATTAAATACAAATTCCATTTATGGTGTCCTTGTTAATGCTCTTGTTATTGCTTGACCGACCATGTTAGGTAGGTTGTGATGTGCTGATGATATTAGGTTATATTTGTTAACGTCTAAGTAGGTTGGATCATCGTAGTCAGTTTTAGGAACCAAAACCCACATCAATTTGATACCTTTTGGACGTTTGATATTTTGCCAAATACCTAATCTACCGTTAATTTTTTTAATGAAATATTTTTTGTTACCTGCTGATTTGGCTACATCGTATAATTTTGCTAATTTCTGCCCCGATACAACATTACCTCTGGAGCCTTTTCTTGCACCAACAGGAACACCAATGTACATATTAGCTGGATGCTCAGTACCACCACTTTGTAATATCTCAGCAAACTTAAGGTCAGTTATTAGCCCTATTTCTGATTTCATACTTGCACCATCAGCACTACGAGCACGTTCATATTGAGTGTTTCTTGGTACCCAGTTATTACGTGCTTTAAAATTAGATGTACCTCGTTTTTCAACAGACACTAAATCTTTACGTGCTTCCGCTGCAATTACAGATAATACATTAGCAACTGCTTTTGGAATCCTTCTACGAGCAGCATCATTCAGACTTTGGTATAATCCATGATCATCAAAATGTATATTGAATGCTTGTGCCATTAAACTGGTACTCCAGTATTGCTACCACCAGCCTGAACACCGGAATGTGAGTGCGTAGATCCAACATTTTTACCATTATTTTGTAATGTTCCTGTTGTGGCTACATTTCCAGTAATATTGACATTACCGTTCATGTTGATCGTGGTGGCTGTTATATTAACGGTGCCATCATTTTTTACTTCAATCTTGGTGCTACCAATCTTAATCACTAATCTAAAATTACTTGTACCGTCATCTGTCAGTGTGATACGTTGCGTGGCGGTGTCAAACGGCTTTGAAAATTTTCCACAAAAAACCCAGAAAGATCGTCGAAAAGTTTCCAGTTGGTGCGTAGGGTTATTAGGTTTCTACTGCCTTTTTTCTCTGTTTAAATCGATAAGAATCGTTACCTGTTTCCAAAATATCGCAGTGATGTGTAATGCGATCCAATAGTGCTGTAGTCATTTTTGCGTCGCCAAAGACCTGCACCCATTCACCGAAGTTAAGATTGGTGGTGATAATCAACGACGTCTTCTCATAAAGGTGACTGATCAGATGGAACAGTAATGCTCCACCGGATGCGGGAAACGGCAGATAACCCAGCTCATCAATAATAACCGCATCCATAACCGACAGCTGCTTGGCCAGATTGCCAGCTTTACCCTGTTGTTTTTCTTTGTCCAGAAGGTTGACGAGATCGACAGCATTATAAAAACGCAACCGTTTACCTTGATGTATAGCGGCAACCCCCAAGCCGGTAGCTAAATGGGTTTTTCCGGTGCCAGTACCACCGACTAAAATGAGATTGTAGGCTTGATCCATGAAACCCGCAGTCGATAGTTGATCGAGTCGGGCTTGCTGCAACGGTGTTTCATTCCATTCAAAGCTCATCAAATCACGATGAATGGGAAAGCGTGCAGCCTTCAGTTGGTAATTCAAGCTGCGTGCTTGTCGATCTGCTTGTTCCGCCGCTATCAAGCGATCCAGCCAGACTTCCGGCATTACCGGCTTTTGCTGGAAACCGTATTCAGTTTGCCATTCTTGCCAAGCGGCAGCCATGCCGAACAAGTGCATCGTTTTCAGTTCTGCGGTACGATCAATGGACATGGCGCAAGCTCCGTAAACTATCGTAACGGCTGCAATCGGCCAGCGGTTCCAGTGTTAATGTGGGTGTTGAGGTTGGCGTATCTTTGAGGCTTTTTGGGTGGGATTTTTCGGTTAAACGGCGCATTTCATTAAGAACGATGGCCGCACTTATGATACCGGTTTGCAAGGTTAGGTCGCAGGCTACTTCTAAGGTATCCAGACCCGTTGCACCTAGATCACGCGCCATCAGCAACAGATCAACAAATGCTCGATCCCCCTTGTCTTGTTTCAGAATACGGTCGCGAACCACTTTGATTGGCATAGGCAAATCCCACGCCACAAACGGCGCACCATGGCGGAGAGCGCCTGGCTTTTTCTCCAATACCGGTAGATAGTGCCACGGATCACAAATCAACTGATCACGACCAAATTGCCGGATATGTTCAGCAATGACCAGGCCATCCGCAACCATGCGAATATGATCGCTCGTTAACCGCACCGACACTACACGATTAGCCCATTGGGCAGGTGCGCTGTAGCGGTTACGATCAATACGGATCAGGCATAATGAGGTCACTCGTCTCATGGATTCCACGTAACCATCGAAAACCGCCTTGATAGGCATTAATAGCGGCTGTTCCTCGGCAAAGCAGTCAGAGCAACTCCGAGATGTTTGTTCTGGATGCGGGCGTCCAGCCAGCTCCAAACAACGCTTCGCTAACCAATCGTTAAGCGAAGTAAAGTCGGCACAGCGCGGTAGCGGCGTAAATAACCATTCGCGAATGTTACCCACCTGATTTTCCACCTGGCCTTTTTCCCAACCCGACTCCGGTGTGCAGGCTACTGGCTCAAACAAATAGTGATTGGCGAGTGTTAAAAAGCGCCGGTTAAAGCGACGCTCCTTGCCGACAAAGACCGCATCCACCACAGTTTTCAGGTTGTCGTAGACCATCCGTTTCGGTACACCACCAAAGAAAGCAAAGGCCTGGTTATGCGCATCTAACACCATTTCCTGGGATTCTCTTGGATAGGCGATAACGAACATTTGACGACTATAGCTGAGGCGAAAATGGGCAACTTTGACGAGTTGTTCTACTCCGCCAATCACCGCCGTTTCATAACTCCAGTCGAACTGACAAGTTTCTCCGGGGGGAAAGGCTAGCGGCACGAACGCCTGTTTGATAGTGGGGCTTTTAGTTTGAGTCCGCTTCCAATCTCGCACATGGCGCTGCACTGCGGTATAACCGCCACAATAACCCTCAATCTGCAAGCATTCAAATAGCCGTTGGGCAGTGCGTCTTTGTTTGCGAGGTAATCCTGCGTCGTTTTCCAGCCAGCCATTTAACTGGTTGAGATAGTCACCTAGTTTGGGATGGGGTTGTTCTTTGCGGCTTGAATAAACGGGCGTTTCGACCGTTTTTAGATGTTTACGAATAGTCGGGCGGGAAAGTTTAAACCTTTTTGCCAGCTCGCTGATTTTTATGTTCTCAACAAAATGCAGTCGCCTGATTTCGGCAATTGTATCCATTTTTATCACTCCAGGATTCTCCGGCAAAAAGCCGGTCATTAAACAACCTGGGGTGGAAACTTTTCAACGCTCTTTTCCCCAGGACCCTGGAAAGTTTTGCACGCCGTTTTGCAGGTGATACAGATGTTAGAAAAAACTCATAGTGAAGCATTACAACAAGCATTGGCACAAGTAGAAGCGATTAAAGCAAAATTGTTAGAAGATGCTGGGAATGTTAGCTGGTCTACTACAGGTTCATTACAGCATGTGAATGAAGAATTATCCGCATTAAGCAACTTTTTAGGAGTATAAGAAAATGGCTAAGAAAATAGTAAAAGATAACAACATGGGTGCAGTTAATATATCAGGTGATGATCTGGTTGATATAACCGCTAAAGCAATTGCACAAGATGAAGCTCCTTGTGTCTATGATGCACAAATTGATGAGAGTGTTAATGTATCAGATGAGCATGAATCTACCGAGAGCAATGAAATATCTCTTGAGGAATTGAGGAATGATGAGCTGGTAGAGTTGAAATCTACGATTGATGAATTGACCGCTAAATTGAAGGATGCTAAGAAGAGGTTGAAGGATCTTAATAAACCAGCTGGTTCTGTTACAGGTCCAAGTAAGAAATCATTGATGTTGAAGTATCTCGTAGATAATCCAGAAATAACCCTGAAAGTATTTGTTACTCATGCTATGACAGAATGGGATAGCT